CATCTGTTTTATGATAATTTAAATAACTATAAAAACTTGCTATAAATAATTGTTGCTCTGATTCATTAAAACTATTTTTTACTTTATTTAATAAATTATTATTATGTGTTTCAGTTAGTTTTGTAATTGGATTGTTTGTAATTAAGTCCACAATATTGAATGAAGTCATTTTATAATATTATTTATTACTATTTCTTTAAGTTAATATCGTTATTATAATTTAAAAGCGATTTTATAAAAGCGATATTATTGTAAAAGCACTTTTATATTTTAGAAGCAAAATTATAAAAGCAAAAATATTTTATATTTACTTTTTTATTTTTGAAGCAAAATTATAAAAGCAAAATTTGCTTAACTTCTAGGTTAAGCGATTATACTAAATATTTGTTTTCATAATTAAATTAAATTTTATGAAAACAAATTAAAATATTTATCTTCTTTTATTTCTAGATTTTTTTTTGCAATATTTTTTAGATTTTTTATATTTTCTTTTTTTATGTTTTCTTGATTTTTTACGTGATTTTTTACCCCCGACCTTTTTTTTTCCGGTTTCATAATCAGCTAATTCTTGTTTTATTTCTGTTTCTGTTATTTCAAATTTTTCGCATTCTTTATCTATTGTCCCATTATGAAGCATGTTGCTTATAAATAAAACAAATTCTCCAGATTCTTCATCCATAATTCTCGGATTTTTAGCATAGTATCTATATTTAGCCAATTGTGTAATTAATTTTTCTTTAGTATCTCCAAGAATTGGAGTCATTATTTATATATAATATAACTAAATATAAAAAAATTATCTAAATATAAAAAAATTATCTAAATATAAAAAAAATTTATAAAATCGCGTGTGGGGCGATCTCCCCACTTACCATTTACTCTTCCGCACATTAATCTTAGGTCCTTTTTTCTTATCTCGTGTATTCGGGTCATAAACTTCTTCTTCATCATCAGATTCAAGATTTTTGCTAATTTCCCAAAATTCTTTTGAACCTAATTTGAATTGTTTATGATGGTCAGCTTTATACCAAAATATTTGATCACTCAATTTATTAGATTTAGAATTATTATTAATTACTAAACATTCATAATTTTCCGTGCATTGATCCATAACTTGACAAAAGGATTCAAAAGTTGGAAACATACCCGCATAATTTTCATATATTTTTTTTCTATTAGATATGTATGGTTCGCGTAGGATAAAAACATAATCTATATTTGTACGGAGATTTGGAGGAATACCAAGGGGATATTGCATTGTGATGATCAGCATCATTTTCCAATGACGCCCGTTCATAAATAATAATCTCATCATTTTATCTCTGGTCCAACTAGCATCAAAAAGGCAATCATCTAAAATAACAAATGCACGAGGGTCAATAGTAGATTTTCTAAAGGTTTCCATTTCTTTTTTTATTTGTTTTAAAACAGTACGCTGACGCTTTAAAATATTTTCAATAATTGCAGTATTATATTCTTCATGAATGAAGAGTTTGGGGACATGTTCAGCATAGAACCCATTACCGGCTTCAGTTCCACTAATAACAGTTCCAATGGGAATATCTTGGTGATAATAAAGAAGATCTCTAACAAGATAAGATTTACCTGTATCACGCCGGCCAATTAAGACAATAACAGGACCTTTATTTTCATCGGGTTTGAAACTAATATTTTTCATCTCAAATTTTTTAAGTTCTAAAGTCATTATTTACTAAATATTATTAAAAAATATTATTTAATTAGTAATTTAATTTAATAATTATAATTATTAAATTAAATTTATAAATATAGTATAGGTAATTTAAATGAAAAAAAATAATTTTAATAGAACTTTAAAGAAAAGAAAAATTTTATATGGTGGAGCTGGTTTTTCACAGTTTAAATTTATGACCTGGAATATATATAACCCGATATTTACAAATATTGATCATGTAAAAAAAATTGAAGAATCAATTTTAAATATTAAACCTGATATTTTATGTGTTCAAGAAACTGCTTTGTCTAATATAGATAATTATAATACATTATCTGTTCATTTTAAACATGAGAAAGGATCAACTTTATGGAATCCTGAAAAATTTAATTTATTTGCAGCATATTATAGTAACATTTTTTCATATAAAAAAAATAATAATCAACAAAAGATTAATAATATAATTAATAATAATATTGATGATATAAAAACAATAGAAAAATGTTTAACAAAAATAGATTTATCAAAAATACCTGATATTAATTGTGATTATGATAATAGACCAATAATTATAACTATATTACAAGATAAAAAAACAAATACATATTTAATAGTAATAAATATTTGGTTAGAACATGAGAAACAATATGAATTTAGTCGCTATTATATTAATTATGATAATTTTGAAAAATTTATTGAAAAAAGTATAAACTTAATTCAAGATCAACATAAAGAACTAGCAGACAATTGTAAAATTATTGTTTCTGGAGATATGAATGAATTTTATTCAAACGAAAAAAAAAAAGTTTTTACAAAATTTAATTTGAAACTTACAAATAGTGATGATGATGAGCAAACTTGTTGTTATAATAGTAAAAATATTTTACAAGATTTACAGAATAATAATAATAAAAGTTATAAAGTAAATTTTAAATCAGATTTAATATATACAAACATTGACAATTATATATCTAATGTTGAAAAAAATTATTTATCCGACCATTTACCAGTAATATGTTATTTTAATTATGATAATAATTATGGTTATGATTTTGATGGAGTAGTTCATACATGTGTTAAAAAACCTATAGGAAATTTCCCCGAAGGCTATAATAACAGACATCCAATTGATAATATGATAAATATTTTTAATAATTACAAAGAGGAATGTATATTTTCAAAAGTTATTGATGATATGAAAAAAAATCATACTAATGGTAATATTTTTATTATTTCTGCAAATAGTGAAAAATGGAGAGATGATATATTTAAATTATTAACAAATAATAATATCAATATTACAATAGATCAAATTAAAATGGATCAATACCTAAAAATTTATGCACTGAAAAAATATAAAATTATTCAATTTATAGATGATAGTTGGAGTCATATTAAAACAATATTAAATGATAAAGATCATCTTATAAAATTACAACATTTATATTTTGCTATTCCTGAACATAAAGATTTTTACCTCATTGATTTAAAAAAAAATATTATAGAAAATCAAGATTATATTTTAAAATTTATAACAGATAAAGCAGCAGCAGAAAAAGCAGCAGCAGAAAAAGCAGCAGCAGAAAAAGCAAAAGCAAAAGCAGAAGTAGCAAAAGCAGAAGCAGAAAAAGCAGCAGTAGAAACAGCAGCAAAAGAAAAAGCAGCATTACCATATTATAAACAGGAATATGAAAATGGAAATGAAAATATAATAATCGGTAATTTTATCGAAAATGGTAAAAAAAAAACATTTAAAGAAGTATTTGAAAAAATGAGTAAAGATAGAGATTTTTGTAAATATTTTAATGATAAATTAGGTATTAATAAGTTTAAAGTTTTTTTTTGGGAATGCCCCGAATTAAATAAAAATTCCATAAATCAACCATATAAACATACTATATTAAATGCGGGAGAATTGTTACCCAAAGAAACTGCAAATTCACTAGAATTTGAAACATACAATTCAAAATTTAAGAATTGTAATAAAATAAATGAAATAGCAGTTTTTAGTAATTTAAACAATGATGCATCATTAATAACACCATGTGATACCTATTCTTTTGAAGATAAAAATAAGTTTAAAAATATTGCACATTTTGTTAGAGCTGAGGATATAGATGAAGTTCAAAAAAATTTATGGCAAAAAGTAGCAACACTTTTATTAGATGAAATAGAAAATAAAAATAAAACAATTTATCTAAATACCGATGGTAGGGGCGTACCATGGTTACATGTCCGTTTTGATAAAACAAATAAATACTATAATGATCATAGACTGATTGCAAATAATAAAAAAAAAGAATTTCAATCACCAATAGAACCAGCAGCAGCAGAACCACCAGCAGCAGAACCACCAGCAGCAGAACCAGCAGCAGCAAAACCAGCACCAGCAGCAGAACCAGCAGCAGCAAAACCAGCACCAGCAGCAGCAGAACCACCACCAGCAGCAGAACCAGCAGTAGCAGAACCACCACCAGCAGCAGAACCAGCAGCAGGAACAGAAGCACCAGGAGCAGTACTAGCTAAACCAGCACAACCACCACCTGCAGCACATTATGATAGTAATACTTCCGATAATTTTGTATCTAATATTCTTAATACAGATATAGATTTCACAAATAGTTCAAATGTTGGATTATATATGGCATTAATGGGTTTAGGAACAGCTGTAACATTCTTAATACTTTAATACAAAAAACTAAATATTAATATTTTATAGAAAAACGTTTAAAACAAGAAAATTATTTATTATTAATAAAGTAATAAATAATTATGGATATAAATTATAGGAAAAATAAAAATACTGAATTATTTGATAAAATAAAATCAGAAGAGTTTTTAAATTTAGAAACTCCTCAAAATTATATTCCATTATACGAGAGATTCTTTAATTTTAATGAAACTAATTATAATTCAATCAATTTGAACAATGTATATAAATTAGAAACATTGACTGAAAAAATAGGATATTCAAAATTTAATGGTATTATTGTTGATAGTTCTAATAATAATATTAATAAGAAGATTTTTTTTAAATATAGTCCATTAGTTGATCCTACAAAATATATGATAGGTAAATACAATGACAAGGATTCTAGTTTTAATATATTAAATTTACCAAATTTTTTGAATAAAGAAGACAAAACTATAAATAATAAAGTTTTTGACCCGAATAATTCCGCATATAGCGATGGTTTTTTTTCATATTTATCTAGTTTATTGTTAAATTATTATGGATTTTTAAATGGAATAGATTATTATGGGTCTTTTTTAGCAATTAAGAATGATTTTTTAGTAGAAATAGATGAAGATTTAGAATATTTAGATGATTCAGATTACTTTCATCAAAATTTGAATAAAAGGTTTAAAATAATAGAAACAGAACATACAAAAAACATTTTTGCAAATACAAAAAAATGCAAACAAAAAATTAATATTAATAATGAAAACATAGATTTAATTACTGAAGAATTATTTATAACTAGTGAAGTTGAACAAGAAGACAAAGATAAAGACAAAGATAAAGATAAAGTTGAAAACATGGATACAGAAAATAATGAAATACTATTAGAAGAATTAGATGAAAAATTATTTAAATTAGATGATTTAGTTGAATTAAATGAAACTAAAAAAACAGATGAAAATAAAGAAAAAGACGAAACAGATGAAACTAAAGAAAAAGACGAATCTAAAGAAAAAGATGAAACTAAAAACATGGATGAAAAATATAAAAAACATAAAAGAACAAATGACCTAGATTCAGTTAATTCTTCTTGTTCATCTAGATATTCAAATACTGAATCAAGCAACGAAGAAAATTCAGAGGAAGAAGATAGCGATGAAGAAAATTCAAGTAGTAGCGAATCATCTTGTGAAGAAGAAATATTTGCTACTATTGACAAATTCCCAGTTCAAACAATTGCATTAGAATGCTGTGAAGATACATTGGATGCTTATATTATTAATAATAAAATAAAAGACCCAGAATATGAATCAATCGTTCTGCAAATTTTGTTTATGCTAATTACATATCAAAAAGTATTTGATTTCACACATAATGACCTTCATACAAATA